TCGTTCGATCGATGGTCCCGTTCCAGTGACAAATCCAATTCGGTCAATCATATTCGCGACCTGTGTTGCTGTAATTTGTGTGGCCCATGTATAGAATAATTCTGCCATGTTGTACCCCGCAAGTGGACCGGTCACAAAGTTAATGTTTAGAGGTGTGCTTGGTACCGGGAATGCAGTTGATGCGACCGGACCAGTAATAGGTTGCAAAATAGCCAGATTATTTGCAGCTGGCTGATTAGCTGGGTTTACTGCGGTTGTTCTTCTTGGCATGATTATGTGTAACTCTGTCTGACCAGGAACTTGCACAGCGCTAGCCAAGGGAATAAATATTTGGGGGCTTGGGTTGCCGCCTGCACTATCCAAAGTGTCAGCGTGTATTGACCACAAACCAGTTGGAAATGGTGCCCATGCCATTATGAACATTATGAGGGCAAGACCAACATCAACATTCGCATCTTGGAGTAGTATTGTTGCTGGGATCCAGACCGCTAGATCACGCTGATTTGTTGGCACTGTCTCCGTTGTTAAGTGGAAGTAAATTGTTCCTGTTATTCCACCATAGAAAGGGAGCACAGCTGTTGCTCCGCCGCTATTTTCACCAAATGCGTTATTTATATCGTTGTAGCCAATTGTGATTGTTCCATTGGGGTCAAACTGCGTGTACTGGTCAATTACTCCAAACTGTGTCAATGGCTGTGTGTTTATTGGGTAAGTCCAACTTACTATTTCATGAAGTAAGAGGAGCTTAACTAAAGCTTGATCCATACATAATCCGTAATATGCGGCTTTGCGTGCTAATTGTGCCATATCCAATGCATTGAAACCGTTCAATACAGTATTGTCTGCTCTGCCTAGATTCATGTTCGCATTAATTGCAGCCTGAACAATGATTTTTGTAACTTCGGTCGACATTAGTGGATTGATAACAAATTGCACGGAACCAAGAGTTTTGGGGAACATAGGGATGTTAGCGTTAATTAATGCGGCGCCTGCTCCGTTTCGTATTTCACGTGGTATAAGTGAAGTGCTTGGCAACGGAATACACTGGTCAAGAACTACTGCATTACCTGCGGTGATTATGTCCGCACGAAAAATTGAGTTTGCAGCCACATTGAGTTGCGTTGGTGAAGTTGATGATGGTTCGGTAGCAAGTCGTAATGCGAGCACACTCCCTTTAATATACTTGATAGCGGTAGAGAACGATCCCATTCTTTCAATCTTTGTTGTGTCGTCGCGTTCATCTACTTCTGTTTGAGTATGGCAAAAAGCGCTCTTCATCATATTACCATTCATCGAATGCATTAGTTTATTCCAGTTGTCAGAGACAGTCTTAGATCGAAAATTTTTCCTGACGCGTAACAACTTAAGCATAAAGAGTCGGGCCCACAGTCTAGCTGATAATTTGTCTTCTTGATGCTCACATTTCGACAAAATATTTCCGTTTTCCGCGTC